CTCTTCCTCGTCCATCAGGGCCGAGGCGCTGGCGATGAAGGCTCGGGTTTCAACGATGGTGACGAGAGGGCCGGCTTGCATGGGGAGACAGTAACCCTTTGGGATACTCCCTTGCAAGGCCATACCGGGATTTCTGCTTTCGATGCCCTGCCGGCTTGCGTCCTCTGGATGCCTTTCCCGCGCCTTCGGATCGGGCCGAGGCCAGTATTCGCGCACCACCCGGCGAAGCATCGCTCACCCTCTCTTCTGCCTGCCCCGCCGTCTTGCTTGTCGATGACTTCCCGATGGCTCCCGGAATACCTGAAAACTCTATTCGTATTGCGCGTTATGCGACCAAATCATTCTAAACTAGGCCGGGCTTGGGTGTGTGGATAACTTGAGAACCAGTTTCCTTTTTCTCATTCGCGGAACGCACATGATCCGTCGCCCCCTCTTTCCGGCAGGCGGTCGCCAGCGTTTTGGGGCGCGCTCCCGCCTGCCGGAAGGGTTCGACGGAAGGGGAAATGAGATCATAGAGAAGACGTGAACATGTGTTGTTGTTTTTCAATGGGTTGAGAAGGGGGGTGCGGCAACAAGCTGTTGCCGGGGGTGCGGCAACAAGCTGTTGCCGGGGTACTGTCATTTAATGGAAAGACTTTTCCATTTTTTGGAAAAGGTGGGTTGCCGGGGGTGCGGAAATGTGTTTCCAATTATTGGAAAGGGCTTTCTGTCGGAGGGAAAGACATGTCAGCGCCTACCGCAATCGGGACCCCCGTTAAAAGCGGCCCCCGCACTTGGGTTCAAACAGACCGAGCCGCACATGAAGCGTGGGCGGCGCTGACCATGGAAAGCCCGAGGGCGGCGGCGCTGATGCACCATCTGGTCGCGCTGATGGGACATCAGAATGCCGTGGTGATCCCGCAAAAGACCCTGGCAAAGATCATGGGGTGCAGCGAGAGGACCATCAGGAACGCCCTGACCGATCTTGTGAAAGGTAACTGGATCCAAGTCGTACAGCTTGGATCGGCGGGAACGGTGAATGCCTATGTGGTGAACTCGGCTGTTGCCTGGGGAGAAAAGCGGGACCACATGCCCGGCCTCTCGGTTTTCCACGCGCGCGTCATCGCGGATTCCTCCGATCAGAAGCCGGAGACAATGGATAGCGGCAAGCGCTTGCGGCGCGTCCCTGCCTTGTTCGAGGAAAAAGAGCCCAAGGCCCGCTCCGTCCAGGCGGATCTTGAGGATGCTATAGCCGCCCAGACTACACTCTGACCAGGGGAGCAGCGTTCCATGATTGATGGAGTCAGGATTTCCCACGATTACCATGACAAAATCAGAGATAGATTGAAAAAATTAGACATAACATTTGATGAACGAATGGCTTGCGTTGTTTTTTTAAGTGAAATTTGCCGATCATTAAAATATGAATCATATGATTGTGGAAAAGATGTCGATGAAATATCATCAATTCTCGGCATAGAAATTTCAGAAGCGCGCAAAATAATCGAAATACTAGAGAATGTACACGCCATAACTGTGATTAAACGAGGGCAGACCAAGGTCATCACCGTGAACCCCGAGGGCGCTTATCGGGGCGATTTGAACCATCACGCTGAGGTGATGGACCGATACAAGACCGAGGTGGTTCCCCTCCGGCCTGACTTGCGCCCGGCTTCCTGAATGCCCGTCATCATCCGTGAAGCCGGCTATCGGTTCTTTTTTTACAGCGACGAGGGCAACCCCAGGGAACCCGTTCATATCCACGTTCGAGGGAACGGGCACGAAGTGAAGTTTTGGCTGGATGAACGCCTGACCGTTGCCCGAAACGACGGCTTCGACACGCGAACCATTCGGTTCCTGGCCGAGATCATCGAGCGGAACCGGACCACCATTGAGGAGGCTTGGAATGGACATTTCCGCTAAAGCCGTTCGCTTCGACGACACCCGCATGTGGGTTGACCTGAGCGACGAGCGAACCCTGGGGATCCCGCTCGCGTGGTTTCCGCGTCTGTTGCACGCCACGCCCGAACAGCGCCAGGCCGTCGAGATCAGCACCTACGGCCTGCATTGGGATGAGATCGACGAGGATATTTCGGTTGCCGGACTGATCGCCGGGCGGGGCGACCAGACGAAGGCTCGACGGACAGCGGCTTAACCAAACCCGTCCGGCCAACGGCCACCCGGTGACCGCCCGGCCACCCCATGCTAGTGTCCGGCCATGGAAACCACGCCCCTTTCATATGCTGCCCTGGCTGAACGCCTAGGCAAGACCGTGGATGCCGTGCGCAAGATCGCGCGGCGCCGGGGCTGGCGCGTGTCCTTGGACAACAGGGGCAAGGCCATTGTTCACGTCCCCCTGGCCGACCTGGAAGACACCAACCCCCCGGCCACCCCGGCCACTGTCGAGCCGCCGACCACCCGGCCACCACCCGGTGGTCACATGGACGCGGGCGCCCTGGTGGACGCCCTGACCCATGAGCGTGACCGCCTGGCGGCTGACCTGGCCGAAGTCCGATCCGCTCTTGCCGATGCCCTGGCCGAGGCCAAAACCGCGCGCGACGAGGCACACAAGGCCGAGGTCGAGGCCGCCGAACTGCGGGGGGAACTGCGGGCGGTGCAGGGCCGGGGCTTCTGGGGGAAATTGCTCGGCTGATTTTCGCCGGAAGCGGGATTTTCCAGTAGACCGCCGAGTCGCGCTGTACGAGAATCAAGGCGCCCCCGGGAGGCGTTGGCCCGCTCCCCGGGGACTTTCCGAAACGCACCTTTAGGAGAGGCGCGCGTGGACAGCCGCATTTTAAACATCCCCGTCGATCGGAGTCTTGCCGAAGATTTTCCCCATCGTCTCGGCAAGGCTTCGACAATCATCCGCGAACACACCTTTGAAGAACTGAGAACTATCATATCCGCCATCGAATTGATGGTTCCGTGTTCTTGTGGCGACTCCGATGATAATGAAGGGGATCCCCTTCGCAATTCATTGATCTATCTTTGCACTCAAGCCCGCTCGTCTCTTCGCGCCATTGACAACGCCCTCATTGACTTCAACACGTTTGCCAAACCGCTGAACGACGCCATGGCGCTGGAGCTTAAGAAGGCGAAGGCCTGGGATGACCAAGTAAGGTCACGGGCCATCGTGGAAGAGATCTTCACCCGCGACCTTAAGAAAAAGGCCGACGAGGGGATGGAGGCCGCCACAAATGGCTGACGCATCCCTGAGCTTCCTGGCCGATCGGCTGATTCACATCGAGAACTTGTTGGAGTACATGGCCGAAGCGGAAAGCGCGCGCTCCGACCTTGGATCCGACTTGGGATCCGCTCTGCGCGGGGTTGCGCTGGCGCTTGGCGACATCCGGGAGGACCTGCAAGAAAAGCTGATGGCCCGCGCCGAGGCCGAGGGCGCGGCTTGATGGCCTGACCCGCCCCGCGCGAAAAAAGCGAAAAGGGGTTGACAGGACCTAGCACATGTGAAAATGTGCAGGAAATACAGGATGCCGTTCCTGTGAGATGACCCCGCCCGAGCGATCGCGGCGGGGTTTTTCTTTTGCCGGGAAAGTGGCAAAAAAGGGTTGACGCCCTCCTGACGGTGTGAAAATGTACACGTAATACAGGATGAGCTTTCTGTAACAAGGCCCCGCCAGAGCGCGGGGCTTTTTGTTTTTCGGCCCCCATCACCACCCCCGCCCGCCCGGATCCGTCCGAGGCGGTTTTTTTCGTTGGAGAACACGCTATGGAAGACCGTCTTCTTCGTCGCCGCGAGGTCGAAGCCTTGACCGGCCTTGCCCGGGCCGCTTTGATGCGGCACGTCGCCAAGGGGACGTTCCCGCCCCCGTTGAAAATCAACAGCCGTTGCAACCGATGGAAGGAAAGCGCGGTGCGGGCGTGGATTGCCTCCCTGCCCGAGAAGGGCGCCACCCCGGCGGCGGAGGCGTGAAATGCCCGGCCTGGAAGCGGTGGCGCCGAAGCTGCAAAAGCTTCTGCCCTTGCTGGGGAGCGACAAGGACGGCGAGGTACTCGCCACGGTCGCGGCCATCCGGCGGACCCTGGACGGCGCCGGGGCCAATCTCCATGACCTGGCGCGCGCCCTGGCCGCCCCGCGCGGCGCGCCCTCACGGTCGAGCGACGACGACGCGGGCCTGATCGACGCCTTGCTGGGAGGCGACTTTGACCTGACCGACTGGGAGCGGGATTTCGTTTCGAGCCTGTCGCGTCTGGTCGCGAAGGGGAAGCGGCTGTCCCCGAAACAGCGTGCCACCCTGCAAGGCATCGCGGAGGAGTGCGGCTTATGACCCGCGCCAAAACAAGGCGCCTCTGTGGCGAGGCGCCGGGGGCCAGTACGTTATTTCATACTTCGGCCTGGAAAGGGGTGCCCCAGGTAACGCCGCTCATGGGCCGCGCCGGAAAAGCCGGAAAAGCTGGACTGGTACAAAGTGTACTAAGCGGATCCGGGGGCGAAAACTTAGATAGTCTGAGTTTTTCACGCCCTGGACTCAAAACCGTACTGCACGGTACGGTTATTCGGGCTTGTTTCCAGCAAAGACACCCCGTAAACTTTCCGGTGATTTTTCAGAAGGACGCCACCCATGCCCTAAGCGAAAGCCCAAACGAGAAAGGCTCCCGAGCGCGGCGAACGCTGGGAGCCTAGAAAATCTCGAATAGCCAATCACTTGCCGGGTACCTCCTGAAACCATACCGGCAAATGGAGATCGAACATGGACCGCAATCCAAGTCGATACAGGGATCTTATTGACTATCGCCGGACTGATCAACACCAAAATCAGGTAAACTTTTCAAAACTTATGCTCGACGTGGCGGCGCGGCTCCTTGGGAAGCCGACTAGCAAAACCGCCTTTGAATGGCGTTTTGGCCGCCACGGCTCCCTGGCCGTTGATCTTCGCAAAGGGGTTTGGCACGACCACGAAGCCGGCGAAGGTGGCGGTGTTCTGGCCCTAATCGAGCGCGAGACCGGGAAAAGAGGCCGCGAAGCCCTGGAATGGCTCGGTTTGGACGTTGATTCCCCTGAATATCAGCGCGAACCCCGCCAAAATAGCCCGAAACCCGCCGATATCGATGAAACGGCCAGCATTAACGAGCGCATCGCTCGGGCCATGCGGATCTGGTCCGAGGCCGTGCCGATCTTGGGCACTCCGGCTGAAGCATACCTTTTGGGCCGGGGCTGTGCCCTCCCCCCTGCCGGCGAAGACGTGATTCGGTGGCACCCTGCCTGTCCTTATGACAAGGGCGGCGCGCCTTGCATGGTGGCGCTGATGACCGACGCCCTCACCTGCGAGCCAAGGGCAATTCACCGAACCCCGATCACCCTGGACGGCACACGCGACAAGGCCCGGCCAAAGAAGATGCTCGCCCCCTCGCACGGATGCGTGATTCGGCTGGAGGACGACGCGGACGTTATTGGTGGGCTGGGGCTGACGGAGGGCATCGAGACCGCCCTGGCCGTGATCGCCGCTGACTGGCGTCCGGTTTGGGCGTGTGGCTGTGCGGGAACGCTGCGCGACATGCCGGTGCTGCGCATTCCGTGCCTCACTGTTTTTGCTGACAACGACGCATCAGGCACCGGCCAAGAAGCGGGCCGGACCTGCGCGCGGCGCTGGGCCGACGCGGGGCACGAGGCCCGGGTGATGACCCCGCCCCTGGTTGGATCCGACTTCAACGACCTGATGCGGGGGGCCGCATGATGGAAAGCCCAGAAGACCGCTTCGCCAAAAAGGGCGCCACAGTCGAGAACTTCCCGCCGCGCGGCAAATACAAAAAGACCAGTCACGCGAAAACAACGGATTGGTACGGTGAAACAAAGACCACAACCCGAGGCGGGGTTGATGGCTGTATTTCAAACGTCATGCTTGCCCTGCGCCACGATCCGGCATGGGAAGGGGTCATTGCTTATGATGAAATGGCGTGCGCTTCGCTTCTTATGAAGCCGATTGTCCGGCATGACGGATCCGCTGCCGTGAAGGGGCCATTCCCGCGCCCGGTGACAGATACGGATCTAACGGTTGCCCAAGAGTGGTTAGAGCTGGCTGGATTGAAGCGGGTTGCCGCCGACACCGTAGCGCGGGCGATGGACCTTCGGGCGACCGAATGCGGATTCCATCCCGTGCGCGACTGGCTCGAAGGGCTGACCTGGGACGGTACGCCTCGGGTGGGGCGATGGCTGGCCGATTACCTGGGAGCCGAGGCGACCCCTTATGCCGCCGCTGTCGGAAAAATGTTTCTGATCGCCATGGTAGCCCGAATCATGGAGCCGGGATGCAAATCGGATCACATGCTTATCCTGGAAGGGGCACAAAAAGCGCGGAAGTCAACCGTCTGTGAAATCCTCGGCGGTGAATGGTTTTCCGATTGTCTCGGTGAAAGCGTTACCAGCAAAGACGCATCGAGCCATCTTCGCGGTAAGTGGCTCATAGAAATGGGCGAGTTGCATACGCTGTCGAAGGCCGATGTGACCGCGCTAAAGTCCTTCATCACCCGCAAGACGGAAAAGTATCGCCCAGCCTATGGGCGCAAAGACGTAACAGAGCCTCGCCAATGCCTGTTTATCGGCACCACAAACGAGTCGGAGTACCTGCGCGATGCAACGGGCGGACGGCGGTTCTGGCCGGTCAAGGTCAGGGTAACGCACCCAATCGAGACTGACGCCCTGGCCCGTGACCGGGGCCAGCTTTTCGCGGAGGCGATGACGCTATACCGGCAAGGAGTCCCGTGGTGGCCGGATGACACCTTCGAGGCCGAAATTATCGCGCCGGAACAGGAAGCGCGGTTCGAAGTGGATTCCTGGAGCGAGGCTATCGAAGATTTTCTTCGGGACAGGTCGCGCACCACCATTCTTGAGGTGGCCCTGGGAGCTTTGAGCCTTGAGCGGGCGCGGCTGGGCACGGTCGAGCAACGGCGGATCCGGGCCGTTTTGATGAAACTCGGATGGGTTCTGGGGCCGCGCACCGCAAGCGCACGGTTTTACGTGAGGAAGGGGGCTTAGGCCCCCTTTTTTTGTGCCCGAACGGCGGATTCCATGACGCATATGGAAAAGTGCGTCATCCATAACACATTGTTTTATAAGACTTTCCAAAGATCAATGACGCACATGACACACTTAGCTCGAAACATGGAAAACGACAGTTTGGTTGAGTGTGATGTCATATACACCTGAATTGCATTTTTAGCCTCTATTGGGAAAATGCGTCATGCGCGTCATGTGCGTCATTGGGTATCGTTAAAAATCAAAGCGTTAAGCCATGACGCACACGACCAGGGGGGAAAGTGCGTCATGCCGCGCGCCCCTCGAAGGCGTCGCGAAATCCGCTGACCCCATAACCACAATCTGAAAGCGTAAATCATGAGCATGACCGAAACGGGCCGGGGATCCGGCACCGCACCCTTGCCCGTTGCCGTTTGCGTGCGCCTGACCGAGGCCCCCGACGATCGGGGGCGCGTGGCCCTGGCCGATGTCAGGCTTCCCGGCCTCGGGATCGAGGTGCGCGACATTTCAATTTCCATGGCCGGGGGCCGCGCCTACGCCGACCTGCCGAAAAAACGCGGCCCGGACGGGCGGCGCCGGGCGGTGCTGACCCTGCCCCCCGATCTGACCGAGGCGGTCAAGCTGGCCGCCCTCCGGTGCTGGGCGCGGTCTGGGGAGGCCGGGCGATGACCGCGCCCCGCGTCGCCGTCGTGCGCCTGGAGCCGCCCGAATATCTGGGATCCGTCCGCGCCGTCGGCGCTGTGCGCATTGACCCCCCGGGCTGGACCGTCGAGGGGTGGCTCGTCTGCGAGCGGTCGCGCGGGCCGTATGTCCGGCCGCCCACTATGCGGCTTGCGTCGGGCCGTGGGGCGCACACGGTGCATCTGCCGCCGGACCTGTTGGCCGAGGTCGAAGCCGCATTGATCGATGCTTATGCGGTGTGGGCGGGGTGACGGCGCATCATGACGCCTTGAGGCTTGACAAAGGACACAACACGAACGCCGATGCCCTATTGACATTGCAACCGCGACTCGCACAATGGATGCGAGAAAGCGGGGAATCGATATGTGGCCTTTTGGGCGAAACAAGACAGAAACGCGGTCGTGGGGCGAGCTAGAACGCCTGATCCTGGCTGCAAATGAAACGGCGGCGGGCATTTCCGTTTCGCCGGAAGGCGCGTTGAAGTGCCCGGTGGTCTTGGCCTGCGTGCGGGTTCTTTCCGACAGCGTTGCCCAGCTTCCCCTTATTCTCTATCGGCGCGGGCCGGACGGGGCGAAGGAGCGGGCGACCGACCACCCGCTTTACCGACTCCTGCATGATGCGCCGAACGGCTGGACCACGGCGGCGGAATGGCGCGCGTCGATGATGGTTCAAGCGCTCATCCATGGGGACGCCTACGCGGTGATCGGTAGGGCGCGGGGGCAGGTGGTGGAAGTCGTCCAGGCACCGGCCGGGGCGATCCAGACCGACGTTGACTTGACCACCTGGGAGCCAATCCATCGCGGCACGCTGGCCGATGGCTCGTATCGTGTTTTCCAGCCCGGCGAATTGTTTCGCTTGCGGGTGCCCGGCCCTGATCCGGTGCGCGGCTTGTCCCTGGTCAACGAGGCCCGCGAGGCCATTGCCCTGGCCTTGCAGCTTGAAGCATACGCGGCGCGCCTGTTTGGCAAAGGTGCCCGGCCTTCGGGTGCGCTCAAGGTGCCGGGGCGCCTGTCGCCAGAATCCCTCGCCCGTCTGCAATCCAGCATCGCCTCACGACATGGCGGCGCGAACAACGCGGGGACCCTGGTCCTTGAGGAAGGCATGAGCTTCGAGCAGATGCAATTTAGCTCGACGGATGCGCAATACATCGAACTGTTCCGACATCAGATTGCCCAGATCGCGCGGGTGTTTCGCGTTCCGCTGCATATGATCCAAGAGCTTGAGCGCACCACCCATAGCAATGCCGAAGCCATGGGCCAGCAATACCTTTCGACTGTACTTCTGCCGTGGCTCAAGCTGTGGGAACAGGCGATCGCCCGTGATCTTCTTAACGAGGAAGAGCGGGGCGAATACTTCGCGGAGTTTCTGGTTGACGATCTGGTCAAGGCGGATCTTGCCAGCCGCATGACGGCTTACACGGCGGCGGTGTCGAACGGGATCATGAGCCCCAATGAATGCCGGGCGCTTGAGAACCGAACCCCGTACCAGGGCGGGGACGCCTTCCACCGGCCGTTGAACACTGGGGAGGCCGGCCATGCTTAACCAGGTCGAACGCATCGAGATCCGCCTTGCCCCTGGCGGCGCGGGCACCTTCCGGGGCCTTGCCTCGGTTCATGGCGTTGTCGATGCCCACGGGACGGATTTTGCCGAGGGGTGCTTTGACGCCAGCATCGAAGAGCGGCGCGCGCGTGGTCAGGCGTTCCCGCTGCTGCTGCATCACGATCCCGCCCGGCCCTGCGGCGCCGTCACGGACCTGACCGACACCCCGGAGGCGCTGACCATCGAAGGCCGGTTCGCCCTGGGCACGCGCGACGGCGACGAAGCCCATGCCCTGGCAAAGACCGGTGCCCTGGCTTTGTCCATCGGCTTTGTCCGGGAAAGCGACAAGCCCATGCCCGGAGGCGTGCGGCTGATCACGAAGGCCCGCTTGATTGAGGTGTCGTGCGTGTCGGTCGCATCCAATCCCCAGGCCCGGATTACCGAGGTCCGATCCCATGCCGCGAAGGGCGCGGCGCATCACAAGGAAACCACCATGTCGCTTGATACCGCGCCCGAGGTCCGGGCGGACGACACCACCACCAGCACGGACGGCGCCGACCTGGGCGCCCGGGTGGATGCCCTCGAAGCCGACGTGAAGACCATCAAGGCCACGGTCGAAGCCATCGCGGCCAGCACCGCGAAGACGGAAGCGCGTTCGGCCCGGCTGGGGCTGGTCGCGCCCGGTGGTGCCCAGGGCCAGGACATCGAGGTTCGCGCCTTCGCTGGCTTCGTGCGGCGCGGGCGGGAGGCCATGGATCCGGTCGAAGTCCGCGCCCTGCGGGTGGCCGATGACAGCGCGGGGGGCTATTTGGTGCCCCAGGACTTCCGGCGCGAGTTACTCAAGAAGCTGGTGGAAACGTCGCCCATTCGCCAAGTCGCGACCGTGACCGGCACGGCGCAAGGCGAAGTCATTCTCCCCAAGGTCACAGGCACGCCTACCGCGTCCTGGACGGCCGAGACTGCCACGCGCTCGTCGAGCGAACCGACCTTCGGGCAAGTGACGATCCCGGCCCACGAGGCGGCTGTTTACGTGGACGTGAGCCAGAGGCTTCTTGAGGACTCTGCCATCAACATCGAGGCCGAGCTTTCCGCCATGCTGGCCCTGGAGTTTGGCCGGCTTGAGGGCGCGGCTTTCGTGTCCGGTGATGGCACCGGCAAGCCCAGAGGGATCTTGAGCCACCCCGATCTTGCCACCCTGGCCGCTGGTTCGACCACGGCCCTGACCGCCGATGTTCTCATCACCTTGTTCCATTCGCTCCCTGCGCAGTACCGGAACAGTCGCGGGTCCTGCTGGCTCGTCAATGGCACCACCTTGGGCGTTATCAGGTCCCTGAAAACGAGCGGCGGCGATTACTTGTGGCGTGATGCTTTGAGCGAAGGAAACCCGGCCACTATTCTTGGACGCCCGGTGGTTGAAGTGCCCGGGCTGCCCGACGTTTCTTCGGGCAAGGTGCCTGTGCTGTTCGGTGACTGGAAGACCGCCTATCGGATTGTCGATCGGGTCAACCTGTCCATCCTGCGGGATCCGTACAGCGTTGCAACTAGCGGGCTTGTGCGTTTCCATGCTCGCCTCAGGGTTGGCGGTGACATGGTAATGCCGGCTGCCGTCAAGGGCGTGGTCATGACCGCGTGATGACGACACCGCCCGCGTGACGTGGGCGGGGATGGGCGATCCGCCGTGATGGCGGCGCCCGGTGGTGGGGCCGGCACCGGGATGGTGTCGGTCCCCTCTCTAAAGGGGATCGGGACCATGCCCACGATGGTGAGAATCTGCCCCCGCTGCGGGGCGAAGGTGAAGGTGGGTCAGGGGTGCGCCTGCGAACGGGACGAGAGGCCCTCGGCCAGCGAACGGGGATACGGGGTTCGGTGGCAACGGGCGCGGGCGGCGTTCTTGGCTGACCATCCCGTCTGTGTGAAATGCGGCGCGCCGGCGACCGTGGTTGACCATATCTTTCCGCATAAGGGCGACCAGAGTGTGTTCTGGGATAAGCTGAACTGGCAAGCCCTGTGTACGCATTGCCATTGCTCGATCAAGCAAGCCGAAGAGCGCGGCAAAAAGAAGCCAAAGATCATCAAGGGTGTTGATGCCAATGGGCGCCCGCGTGATCCGAACCATCCGTGGAACTTGAACCCCTGGAAGCCGTGATGATCGAAGTCTTGGTTGCTCCGCAAAGTGACTTGGTGACGGTGGACGAGGCGCGCGCCGACGTTGGGGCCGGCGACGACGCCACACTGGCGGCAGTGATCAAGCGGGCATCGGCGGCGGCGGAAACGTTCATCGGTCGCCCGGTGTTGGCTGGGACCTATCGCGAAACGGTCTGGCTTCCCCGGCCTGTGGCTGATGTCTGGCTGTCGCGCTGGCCCGTGGGCGCGGTGTCGGGGATCACGCTGGACGGCCAGGACGTGACAGGCACCGGGTGGCGGCTGAACGGCGGGGCGCTGGTGCGGTGGTCGGACGGACGGCCTGGGCTTTGGGGTGCGGGCGATCTGGCCGTGACGTACACGGCCGGGCACGCGACGTGCCCCGAGGACATCAAGGCGGCGGTCCTTACCTTGGTTCGCGACATGTATTTCGCGATTGGTCGGGACGCGGCTATCAAGTCAGATACCTATTGTGACGGTACTTCTGTAACTATGGCTGTTAATTTGCCAAGTATTTCTCGGGCCGTAACTGATTTGTTGATGCCTTATCGTGGGGTTGTTGTTGGGTAGGTGGGGGGATTCGATTATTTATTTTACTGGGGGGCAAGACCGGTGGGGGCTCACGCGCGCACTCTTTCCGAAATTGGGATTCCGCAGTTTGCAAGGGCGTAAACAACCATGAAGGGCAGAAAGCCGAAACTCTCGCTCGTTGAAAACGCCCCTCTGGCCGGCGGCTGCCCTGCCGCGCCGCCCTGGTTGCCCCCTTTGGCGCAAGCTGAATGGCGCCGTGCGGCTCCCCAGCTTCACGCGCGCGGTGTGCTGACCGACGACGTGTTCGCGATGATGGAAAGTTATTGCATCGCCTCTGGTCAGGTCAGGGAATGCGAAGAAGTCATGTTGCGCGAGGGCCGGTTTGTCGAGGGCGAACGGGGGCAGACGGTCCACCCGGCGCACCGGCTCCAACAGGCTGCAATGAGAGAGGCGCGGTTGCTGGCCTGCGAGCTTGGCATCAGCCCACACCGCAAGAAGGCCGTCGAGGAAGAGGATAAGACTGGTGGCTGGGACCTCGACCTTCTCGCCTGATCCGGCCCTGTACGAGGACCCGACAGGCCGGGCCGATCGCGTATGCCGTTTCCTGGCCCGTCTGCGGCTGTGGGAGGGGCGTTTCGCAGGACAGCCGTTCACCCTGGCGCCGTTTCAGCAAGCCCTGATCCGCCGGATTTATGGCCCCACGGCGCCCGACGGGGGGCGGCTGGTCCGGCAAGCCTGTATCTGGATCCCCAGGGGCAACGCCAAGACCACGCTTGCCGCCGGCTTGGCCTTAGCGCACTTGCTCGGGCCGGAAAGCGAACCGGGCGGTCAGATCGTGTGCGCGGCGGCGGATCGTGAGAATGCCGGGATCGCCTTCAACAGCGCATGGCAAATGGTGCGCCAAGATCCCGCGTTGCTGTCGCGTGTTCGGCCAATCGAAAGCCGCAAGATCCTGCATCATGACAAGAGCGCGTCCAAGTTATCGGCCATTTCGACAGAGGCTTATTCAAAGCATGGCCTGAACGTGTCTTTCTTCCTGGCGGATGAAGTCCATTCCTGGCCTGCAAGTGAAGCGCGGAAACTGTTCGGTGTCGTGCGCGATAGTATGGTGAAGCGCGAGCATCCCTTGACCATCGTCATTTCGACTGCCGGCGAGGGCGAGGGCACGCTTGCGGCTGACCTTTGGGAGTACTCCCTGGCCGTGGCACGCGGGGAGATCGAAGACCCCACGTTCGCGCCAATCATCTTTGCGGCGGATCCTGGCGACGACTTCAAGGACCCGGAGACCTGGCGCAAGGCGAACCCTGCCATCGATGCCGGGTTCCTGTCGGTCGAGGAGATCCGGTTGAAGGTCAAGCGCGCGGAGTTTATCCCGCGCGACGTGGCCGACATCAAACGCTACCACCTGAACATCTGGCAGAACGGTGCTGCCGAGCCGTGGATTGACCCCGCCGTTTATGACGCGGCGCCAGACCGGACGCCCCTTGAAAACCTGGAAAGCACGCCCGCATTCCTGGGCATCGACATGGCCGCCGTGACCGATATGGCTTCGGTAGCCGTCTGCTGGCCTGACGGCGCCGGAGGCTATGACATCGACGTGACCGGGTTTTTCCCCTCCGACAACATCCAGGCCCGAGGCGAGCGGGATCAGGCCGATTACATGCGCATGGTCAAGGCTGGCTGCCTTCGGCTGACCGAGGGAAATGTCATTGACCAGAACGTGATTTTTGAACATGTGCTGGAACTGGCCGAACGCTTCCAGGTCCAGGAAATCGCCTGCGACAGGTGGGGAAGCGTCGGGTTCATGACGCGCTTGCAAGACGCGGGCCTGACCGTGGCGCCGTTCGGGCAGGGCTTCGCGTCGATGGCTGGGCCGGTGAATGAGATGGAGCGCGCCATTCTGTCAGGTGGCTTCCGGCATGGCGGAAACTTGGCCCTGCGGTCTGCCGTGGGAAACGTGGCGCTAGAACAAGATCCTGCCGGGAATCGCAAGTTTACAAAGGCCCGTGCCCGTGGCCGCGTTGACTCTGCCGTGGCTGCCGTCATGGCGCTTGCCCGTGCCCAGGCGGGCGGGGGTGCTGGCTTGGTCTATAACGACGCCGCGCTTCGGCCGGATGGTTTTTTGACGGTCGATCTTGGGTGGTGATGCGCCGTTAAACGTGCCCGTCTGCAAGCGCACGGCGGACGGCTTCGGGTTCGCGCTCCATGATGCGCAAGAGCATCCGCGCGGCTCCGCTGGGCACCCTCTGACCCTGTTCCCATTTGCGAAGCGTGGACAAGGACACGGCCATAGCGCCGGCAAAGGCTGGCTGACTCATACCGAGACGGGCACGGATTGCCGCGATATCCGCCCGATCTGGTTCAACACGGGTTTCCTGCCCTCGGGCGCTGTCCCCTTTGCTGTAGGCAATCGCGTCTTCCAGGCCTTCGCGGATTGCGTCGAATGCCGAAGTCATGATCGTTCCCCGTATCCTTGAACAAGAACCCTGACCAATGCCGCCAGACTGTTCCGTTCGGCTTGCGTGAGGTTGTCCTTCTCGTTCTTGGCGAAGACGGACAGAAGGAAGAGCGGCATGGTTCCGTTCCGGTAGAAATAGACGACGCGGGCGCCCCCGCTCTTCCCCCGGCCTTCAAGGGGGACCCGCACCTTGCGAACCCC